CCCATGAGGGCTTTACTGTGTGCTCAGCGTTTTTATTGTAGTTTCTTCTACATAGTAAGTTGACCCAGTGCTGTCGCCAAGGTGTTAACACCAGAGGCAGCCATTCCATATGGACCAGGAAGAACACTGGCTGCACCGGAAATATTGCGAATAATCGCTAATACCCGGGCCCAGAATCCATCGTTATCCACGAACGATACACCTACCGGTAATTCGTTGATGATTTTCCGGTAGAGATCTAGTGCGTGATGATCACATGGAGAGAAGTTCTGATATTCATACACAGAGCTTCCAGTGACTGCTTGGTACTCAACGCAGGCCCAAGTCTTGATAATACCCGAGTTGCTAACATTGGTTCCCATTCCAGACACCTTGATAAGAAGGGAGTCGAACTGATTGTCAAAACCAGTGAATCCAGTTCCTGTCGGAGTTGTGACAACTCCGAAGTCACCCGCCAAATTATCAGGGTTGTTCGGGACTGATACAACGTTCTCAAATATTTGACTAAAGTTAAAAGTCGCACCGGTGTTGTAGCCAGCAGTATAGACTCCGAGATTAAACGGGCCCGTGTACATATCGACATTGGTTGCATTAACACCATTGATACCAGTTATGTTGTACGATAACGGGCCAGATGCTGCTGAACCAGGACGAATGCCCACGGCTATGGGTAATCTGAAAGCTTGTATACTACCGCTCCAGTTAGCTTGATTAACAGTAGGAATAAGCTCGAAATGCTGTGAAACAAATCGAAACTTATCGACTATATTTGCTGCTGAAAATCTATCAGCAAAGAACGAAGCAAAGTCGGAATAGGGAACACCAACGAAGACCGTGGCATTATTCAATGGAACTCCAGCTGGTGAAGTAGCAAAGAAGTATTGATAGCCAGGGACGGGCAATACCAAGTAATAATAATCAGTGTTGGCTGTAGCGAAGTTGACAGGAGACACAGATCTGTGTTTCTTAACTAAACTACGGCCCTGAAAATCATCGGGCACGCCTAGGATCTTCGAGTTGGCGAAATCTGGAGGCGCAAAGGCGCACTTCAGAAAGGCCATACCCTCAGGAGATATCCTGTTCGACTGGAGCATCCTAAGAGCGCTACCAAACTTAGCTAGTTTAGTGGCGTTGTTGGATACCCCAGGAGCTTGGACATGAGGATAGACGTTTTGCGTTGAGTAATTGGTGTTGCGACCAGAGCGTCTGCGTCTGGTTCGCTTACTTTTACCACCGTTCACGGTCGGCGGTTTACCGTTCATGCCATTTGCGGCTGGCATGCGACCATTTTTGCGAAGAGCGACCTCCATTTCATTGCTAATTGAGCTCCTCCTCCCAGCTCTGAGTGGAGAAACCAATGGTCTCGAGATGTCGCATCACCAAACCAAAGTCTGGATGATGAAAGGTCTGGTCTATAAATTGCAAGAGATGCATCTCTAAACTAATCCAGTTCCTGATGTCTGCATGAAGCAAATTCATCAGGGCCTTCTCCACATTAAGTGGATAAGATCCATTGGCAGAGTACCATCTACTACAAAATTCAAAACCATTCTCGACTCTTTGGTAATCCTTCAGCCCCCACCCAAGAGCTCTGTACTTATGTTCAACATTTTCCACATAGCTCTCTACAGTATCATCTCCGGCAGCCAAGACGTGCTCAGCTCCTAGGAGAGTAGCTAATGCCACTCGCATCCAAGAGTTATCACGGCTAGTCTTGTACTTGCCTGAGTTCACTATTCCTTCATAAGAGGGGGCAACTAACGTTCCGTCAGAGAACTGGTAAACTGAAGATCCTTCAAGAACTGGTTCCATCATAACAAGATGCTCCCAATCTGGGCTTGGATTGTTGCAAAGGGCAATTTTCCCTTGACCACATAGGTCAAGGAGCCATTGCTTGCAACTCCAATCCCATCCGCTTATATCAGCGTAGGCCATGTTTCCCATAGCCATAACTTGATTGTAAACAGCTTCATTCATCTCGTCTGTGAATCCTATTCCTGGTTTTGAAGGAATATCCATCCAATTAGCTATTTCTAGCTTATGCAAGTGCCTGGATAAAAGCATCTCTATTATTTTATCGACAATAGATACGCTCATTATAAGACGATGACGTCCCTCAATAGCTTTGGCCTTTTTGTGGGGTTCGTCTTTCACAAACACTCGAACTGGGTCAAGAAATCCCCTACGAATTCTCTCCATTTTACTCATCCTTTTGACTTCTTCAATGGGTGTTGTAAGTCGCAGCTCTATTCGATCCAATACAATCTCATTCAATTCCATTCCCAACTTCTCCATCAACTGATCGTTTCGTAAAGCCACTAGGGCATACGGAACGCCAGGACTAGCTTCGGGTTTTAATTGAGTCTTAATGTCTTCAATCTGATGATTCCACTTACGTCTGTCGTACTTAAGCAAATACTCAGGGATCGTATGGCGGATGTATTTAGCATTCACTTTTTCGATCAACCCGGTGACATCTGGTCTATCAGAATGAACAAATTTATCACATTGGAGTTTAAAGCTACGTTTTTCCGATTCTACACTACGGTCAGGCCAAACAAAATTTTCACATGTCGGGTACAGGTTGGTGATGTCTTTCCAAAAAGCACTTATTGTTTTCGGTTTTCCCCCATGGAATGTACATGAGGTTTTCCCGCACACAATTGACTTTTCGGAGAAGAATTCTGGCTCAGTTTCAATGATCCAATCACCCCACCTTGAGGTGGGGATTTCAAGTTTAAAGGAATCTTTTCAAATTCCTTAGTCTCTTTCTTAGGATCCTTGGCTCTGCGCCTGTTTTTCCTCTTGACAACCACTTCTCCCACTTTCTCTACACCTTTGTCCAAGACTACACTTCCTTCAATCAAGCTCTTCTTCTCGTTAATGAGAGGTTTCACTCTATTGACAGCGCCATCTTTGGCTACATGAATAGTGCTCTTAAGAGGATTGAAATCATCAGCCTTAAAAGTTTGCGAGTTTATCTCTTGGGCTAAACTTTTTGTTATTTCCAATTTTGGGTAAATTGGTACAACATGAGTTTTGCCCTCCAAGTGTTGAGTCACAGACTCAACTGCTGCAAACCGTTTATCCAGATAACGTTCAACGTATTTCTGGATCTGATCAGCTACCAATTCTGGTAGCGTCGCAGTAACAGTCTTAGCAGCAGCACGCTTGGTTTTAGCATAATCTTTTTCTCTGACTAATGCATATCCACAACTTTCACAGTTGTATCCTCCTTTTGAATGAAGAAGCCCACATTTACTGCATGTCCAAGGACTTTCCTTTCGGATTTTGTCCTTCTTTATGACAGCTCCAACGTGTTTACCGCTAGATCCAGCTTTAGTTTTGAAAACTCTAGCTTTTTCGAACAGTTCGCTCCTTCTTTCACGAGTTTCATCGTTCATGTACAAATTGTCCATTTCATCCATCTCAGCAGCCCAACCTCCTTCTTTCATGGGTCGATCCATACCGAGCCTTAGCTGCAAGTACCAATCGTCCTCAAGTAAGCTCTTGATTGTGGCTTCCAATTCCGCTTCCTCTTCCGTCAACTCAAGCATTTCTTCTTCAGTCATTAAGTCATTGTTAGCTGCTGTCTCTTTACATCGAAACAACGGCACGACAACTCCCACATTGCAACTGTCATCAGGAGATGCTTCCAAATGTACTCCTACAATATTGTGACGAAGGTCCAATATAGGAGCTCCGGATACGCCAATTGTAGTACTAGCCCCGTATGAAATATGCCATGATTTCGTATATTTACGAACTATAGCACTTGTCATACAAGGTCTTCCGTCATGCATTTGGTAAATCATTATTGGAGAGTTAGCTGGAACTCTGCTAGTGACTTTTCCAACTTTCAATTCAAGTTTCGAGAAAACAGCCGTAGGTATTTCAATTATAACGTAATCCAAATCCGTAGAGGGCGAACATGCCACCATGCGATTGCGCACATCATGAAGGTAAATCTCTTTATCTCCATTGCACAACCGTATCATAGCCATTCTATTGTATTCGAGAACATGATACGCAGTAAGAAAGCAATCACGATTGTTGTATTTAATTCTACTAAAATATCCAATCGTGGTGCCTTCAACTTTAAGCATACCTTGGAAGTCTGGCAATTTGGGAACTACTCGTGGGACCGACTTGGCAAGCATAGTTTCCTTAACTCCGCCCCCAATTCCTTTGGGCAGATTAAGTACTACACTTTGATCAGACTCACTAAAATAGACTCTCGTATTACCATCCTGCAAATAAGGTCCAAAATCATCATAAAGAATTTTCTTTGTAAAAACTCTCCTAATGTTGTCCTCATCTACTGGTGCAACCAAGTTAATATCCTCGTCTTTCTTAGCCATCTCTTTCTCATGAATCTTGTTACGTATGTATCGGAAAGGTTTTGTAGAACAAAACACCATACAACACATGCTTCCTCGCATGCAAATATAAACACCTCTGATCAACCACCAGACAGCTCTTGCAATAGCTATCACAACTGGGAAGGTATATCTTAAAGCCAGAGTGATCAAAATAAGTGACACTATGACCAAGACTACCTTTCCAGATGTGGAGCTAACCAGCGCATCAAACGGGTGCTTGATGTCGTCGACAACTATCTGTATGATATGCTCGATTCTGTTCTCCGCTCCGACTGTTGCATTGACTATATTACCAACTTCAACCACTGTAGCATTAACAACCGCTTGAACTGCTTTCGCTATTCCTTTTGCGGTCTCTTTAGCTACCGGGGCGATGTTGCTATTTCCGTCTTTGTCCCAAGTCTCCTGCGCCTCAAATGGACCGAAGCCTTCGCGTTTAACTCTCAAGTCAGCACCTTCCACGACTGTCGTCAACGCGACTATCAGGAAAAGACTGACGATGGTTCTACGCATGCTCCATGTACAATTGATCAACAAAATCACATATGAGAGTGGATAATACATGCATCTTACAAACATCTCCACGAAGGTTCGTGGGAAGTGCGGTTGCAAAAGCTCCCGCAAATGGCTGCCACAGCCGGTAGTTCTCAAATAGATCTCGCTTTCGCTGAGATCAAATTCATGATTATCTTGTTGTGG